CTACTTCGCCGCCACGCCGTTGATCTTCTCGACGGTGCGCATGCTTCCGAGTCCGAGCATGCCGAACAGCAGCGTTCCGAGTGTGCCCATGTCGAGCGCCTCCATCGGTGCGCCGACGTACTTCTGGACGAGCGGGCCGGCCAATGGCCTGACGACGAACGAGTAGGCCAGTCCGGCGCAGCAGGTCCAACCCACGGCCGGTCGCCAGCCCGACACGAAGGCGTTCGCACTGCCGGCCTCGGCCTGGTTCACCCCCAGCTGCCCCTTGGCCAGGTCGGTGTCCGCGGCCAGCTGCGCCAGTTCGCCCGACTGCTGCAGCTTCAGCAGCTCCAGCGCCGCGGCCTGCTTCTGCGCGGGGTCGGGAATCAACCGGTCGATGAGCTTCCCGCCGAGATCGAGAGCCGCCGTCATAGGGTCGAAGGGCATGGACTACTCCGCTGATGTGCTGATCGGCAAAGCCCAGGCGAGGGCCAGGGTTTCGACGGCGTCGGTGCGGCGCAGCCAGCCCACGCCAAACGCGGCGAAACCGGCCAGGGCGCGGTAGCGCTCGCGCCGCAGATCGCTCACGGCGCGAATGGTGTCGGAGGTCGGGCGGCCCGCGGCCGCCGCGAGCGTGCGCGGCCCAACCGCCCCGTCCACCTCAACGCCGAGCGCGGCCTGCAGCAGGCGCGCCGCCGTTCCGGGCCCCATGTTCACCGCGCTGTCGAAGATCACGAGATCGAGCCCGTCCGGCAGCCCGCCGCATCGGGCGGGCGCCCAATACCGGCTCTGATAGATCCGGCCTGCCTCGGCCTGGTTCAGCGCCGCCACATCCTCGGCCGACGCCGCCCGGCCCAGCGCCTCGCTCAGCACGGCGCGGGTGACGCCAAACTTGGTGGCGCCGCCAGGATCGCGCGGATCCTCGACGTAGCCGCCCTCTTGGCGCAGCACCTCGGCCAGGCAGCGGTCGAACCGCTCCTGTTCGGTCATCACGGCCTCCGCTTGGGATCAGTCCTCGACCGTTGCCGTCCGTCGCGAGCGCGCCATCAAGAGGGTCTTCACCGTGTGCTCCACCGCCTCGAAGCGGCGCGAGAAGGTCACCTTGATGTCGTCCACGCTCTCCTTCACGGCGTTGAGCGTGGCCGTCATGGCGGCCAGCGCCGCCGTACTGTCCTCCACGCCGCGCGAGCGGGCTTCGATCGCCGAAACCCGCGCCGACAGCTTGCCGAGGAAGAAGGCGAACAGGGCGGCGTTGACGAACAGACCGAGCGTGGTCAGGCCGACTCCGGTCAGCGCCGCCAGATCGACGGACATGGTGTGCCCCATCAAATGCTGAACGACGTGCCAGGGATGGCTCCGGACAGATTGAAGCCGCCGCTCTCTGCCGTCTGACTCCCCGTCGTATTGGTGGTCCCCGTCTTCGGGATCAGCCCCACCGTCTGGTTCAGCAGGTTCTGCATTTGGATCGGGTACTGCTGCGCCAGGAGCCATTGCTGATAAGCAGCATCCAGCTGCGCCTGCTGGTTCTGCTGCTGGGCGTCGCCGGCGGTCGACAGGGCGCCGGCCCGCTGCAGCGCCTGGTTCAGCTGCTGGCCGCCCATGTTCGCCAGGCTGCCCGCGGCGTTCAGGTTCAGCCCCGCCGCGTTCAGGCCGGCGCTCTGGTTCGCCTGGCTCGCCGCCAGCTGGCGCGACAGGTCGTTCTGCGCCGCCCCCTGCGCCTGAGTGAAATTGGCCTGGTTGAGGCCCGCCAGGGTCGAGGCCCCTGTCCGTGCGAAGTTGGCGTCGTCCAGGCTCTGCAGCACCGCCGAGCGCGACCCGCCGAAGGCCCCCGCCTTGGTCGCCGCCGAGGCGTCGTTCACGTCCTGGATCTGCTGCTGACGGCCGAGATCCGCCAGGGTCGAGTCGACCACCTGCTGGGTGTAGGGATTCATGTAGCCCGACAGGTCCACCCCGGTCAGGGGCGTGGCGTTCACCGTCTGCGGCTGATAGCCGGCCACGCCCGCCGCCGCGTCGACACCGGCCTGCAGCGGACCTGAGCCCACGTCGCCCTGCCCGATGCCGGAAAAGGCGTTCTGCGCCTGCGTCTGGGCCGGGGTGAAGCCCGCCACTCTCTGGCCGGTGTAGGGCTGGAAGGGCGTGTCCGCCAGGGCCTGGGCGCGGCCCAGGTTGCCGTAGATGGTCGCCGCGTACTGCGGATCGAGCGTGTTGGTCGTGCTGCCGCTGGTGTCCTGGTGGCTGGACGAAAAGCTCATGGCGAAAGGTCCTTGCTGTAGATGATCCAGGCGGGTCGATAGCCGAGGGGCGCCAGCACCCGGGCCCAGCCGCGCCGCGGCCCGCCGCCCACGACGCGGACGCAGCCCTGCGCCCTTGCCCAGGCCTCGATGTGCGGCCGCAGGGCCAGGAGCCCCTTCAGGTCCCCGCCCACCAGCCAGAAGTTCAGGATCCTGGCCCGCGGCAGGCGCCAGATCTCGGTGACCACGGCGCACCGCTCGCCGGGCCAGAAATGATAGAGGCCGGACTCGATGCCGGACTCCACGTCCTCGATGGCGTGACCGCCCGTCCCGCGCTTCAACGCCGCCTCGATGAACGGCCGCCGCGGCCGCCAGGCCTCGGCAGCGGATTCCGGCATGGGGCCTCGCGGGGGTGGCGGCATTCGATCGTTCCGCGTTACCGTGTCCGGGCGTGTCGTTCGAAGAGGGGCAGATGACCAGCGTCACCGTGCAGCACATGCGCGTGGCGCAGTGGGAGCTTCGCGCGATCTGGGCGGCCGGGATCGTGTTCGCGACCCTGCTGATTTGGCGTCAGGGCGCCGGCAACACCAATCTGCTGTTCAACAACATGTTCGCGCACCTCCTGCAGGGGCGTTTCGACGTCGATCCGGCGTCGGTTCGGTACGAGGCATTCGTTCGCCAGGGCCGCACCTATTCCTATTTCGGTCTGTTCTGCCCCCTGCTGCGGGCGCCGCTGTTCCTCATCGGCCGGCCGAACGTCGACATCACCGCGCTGTCGGTCCTCACCGCCGCCGCGGTTTCTCTTTGGGCGCGGCTCACGGCGCTCGATCTGGCAATGACGGTCTCAGGCGGCTGGTCCCGTCCCGTCCGCTTCGTGGTGCTGAGCGCCACCGCCATCGCCGGCGAGAGCCTCCAGTATCTCGTGCCGGACATTTATCAGGAAGCGACGTCCTGGGGCGCCGCGCTCGCTGCCGTATTCGTCCTGCTGACGGCGAGGCTCCTTCTCGGCCAGACCCGCAACCGCCCCGCGCATCTGGCGGCCATGGCTGCGGTCGCCGGGCTCGAGCTCTCGTGCCGGTTCTCCTTCGGCCTGGGGGCGGCTCTCGCCCTTGCGGCGATCTTGGCGGTGGAGCTGGCGAGAGTCCGGTCCGCCCCGGCGTGGGGCAGGTTGCTGCCGGCCATCGCCATCCTGGCGGCGTCCGGCGCAGTCGTGGCCGGCGTCAACTATGCCCGCTGGGGAAACCCCTTCACCTTCATGCCTCTCGAACTCCAGGCGAAGATGCACCGGGTGTTCCCCGACCGCACCCTGAGGCTGGCGCAGCAAGGCGCGCTCAACATCGCCCGCGTTCCCTTCGCCTTTCAGTACTATTTCGTCCCCCTTTGGTCATGGACCGATTCCTCGGGGCGCCTGCTGTTCCAGAACACCGAGGTGAGACTGTTCGATTCAGTGGAGCTGCCGCCGAGTTCGCTCTTCCTGAGCGATCCGGTGGCCTTCCTGCTCGCGTTGCCCGGGCTTGCCGTCCTGTGGCGCCGCCCTCCGGTTCTCGCCGAGCCCGCAATGGCGCGCCTGGCGACACTCGCCCTGGCCGCGCCGACGGGGCTGGTCCTGGCCGCCATCGCCTGCTCGTTCCGATACCGCATGGAGTTCTACCCGGCCCTCGACCTGTGCGCCTGCCTCGGCGCCGCCGGCCTCGCGCCTGGGGCCGTGCGGTCCCTTGAGCTTCCCTTGCGCGCCGCGCGCATCATAGGCCTGACGGCGGCGGTCGCCGGCCTGGTGCTCTACCACCTGGCGCCCCTCAATTCCGCGACCGACATGGACCTGCGGCGAGGCTGGCTGCCCGCGGTCCTGGACGTGGCCAAGGGCAAGAACATCGTGACAGACCACCTGATGCCGGACGGGCGCCGGATCCCGATCGTGCCTTGATCCTCTGAGCGGCCTCGACGAACCGGCACCCGAGTCAGGAGGCCTCAGAAGCGATTTCCGACATGGAGCCTCTTCGGGGCAGGGAAGCGACGAGGCAATCGAGACCGCGTCTCCGATGCCCAGTTGATGACTGGTAATGTCTAATGTCCGACAGCTTACCGCCGATCGCCAGCTCAACTTCAACTTAGAGAACTCGCGTCGGATGGCAAAGCGAGCACGGCTAAGAGCAGCAAAACTACGAGAACCTTGGCTGTAGCGACCATGACGCTTCACTAGCGTAGCCTAGGAAAGTTGGTCACTACGGGATTTGAGTTGAAGCGGCAGAACCGCTGCCAGCCACCGGAATCCTAATGCGCGCCAGCGGACGACTCGCGCGCATTTCATGAAAATGAATCATTTCGATCGAAACGACATTCTTGAAGACTTAATAGTCCTGATGGATGCTGCGCCGGGCGACTTAGGTCGATCACTTTGGCGAAAGCGGAAAGTATCGTGACTGACGACTGCGTGGATGATCTTGTTGCGCTCAGCAATGAGCGCACATTGCCGCGGCAGATGTTCAACCGGATCGCTCTTCCGAAACTGTCAGTGATCGAATGGATCACCGTCGCCGCGATGGTCATCGGACTTATCGGACGACTTCTGGCACGTCCGCACGCACCTTTGTGGCTGGACGAGGCAGCGACGGGCGCCATCCTGAGCCAACCGACTTTCGAAGGTTTCTGGCGAGAAGCCTATTGGGAAGTCTCATCACCAGTCTACTTCTTGATAATGCGCCCCTGGACCGACCTATTCGGATGGTCCAATGAGACGTTGCGGTTGCCCAGCATGCTGTTCAGTACTGCTGCGCCGCTCGCCATTCTGTTTTGGCGGACTCCAGGCCTCGCCCGCACCGATCGTTTGATGTGGGCGGCATTATTGGCGCTGTGGATACCTGGGATCGGCTACGGCCAGACCGCCCGATGCTACGCCCTGGAGTTTCTGTTCGCGACGCTCCAAACGCTGGCTTTCGTACGTTTGCTCGATCGCACATCTCTCCGATCGGCATTACCTTGGGTTGCCTGCTGCGCTTTGACCAGCGCCGCACATTATGACGCGGCGATCCTGGCCGTCGCCCAAGGCGTCCTCTTTGTCGTTCTGAAGCGATGGCAGGCCGTTAAATGCTGGCCCTCGCTTTTTCTCGTCTTGCCCGTAGTCATCCTGATCGCCTGGCAAGGACCTGAGATTGCTCGCTTCATGCGGCCTGACACCACTTGGTACAGTGTGCAGAAGGCTGAGGATGTGCTCGGCGACATCTTCTACCTGTTCGGCAGCTTCTGGTGGGTCTTTGTCGGACCGCTGCTCCTATTTATAGCTGTCGTGCTCGGTTTATTTCGCCGAGGGACTGCCGACCAATTCTCGAAGCCGGTTATCTGGGGATCGGTTGCGTCCCTGTTCGGCGCGATCGTACTGGTATGGCTGGGGACGCAGCGCCCCATGATGACGGTGCGCTATCTCGCACCATTCGCCCCTGGCTTCATGTTGGCCCTGTTGATCTTCCTGCGTGTCCTTGCGCGCGGCGCGGCTAACGCTATGCGGACAACATTGCTTCTGGCTGCGTTCGCGATCTTCGGTTTTTGGGCAGGCTCCGGCGGCTATCATGCTGACACCGTTGTAGAGCCCCTAAGCTACGAAGGTGCTTCCCACCGTCTGATGAGCACCGACGCCAAGACGGTTGTCTTCACGTGGGACAATCCTAACGCCAGGGCCATGCACCTGGAGCAGATCGGCGAGTTCGGCAGATTCTTCTTCAATCGCGCGGGATCGGCCATCGAAGTCCGACCTGTCCAGCTACGGCGAGACGAGGATCCCAACACACAGTTGATCCGTGCCGCCCAACCTTCCAACGCTGCTATTATCTGGGTCTACGACACCTGGGTGCACGGCACTGAGGCGAAGTTGCATCCTCCCGCAATCGCGCAGATGTCTTCCAACTGGACCTGCAACACGACCGGTCACCGCACCATTGGAGTGGTCACATGTATCCCGCGACCCAAGTCCTGAACGTTGCGCCGCGCGGAACTGTCTCTTCCCTAATTCGGGAGCTGGTTAGCACAGCGATGCTTTTCGCCTGCGCGACAGTGCTTGGCTTCGCAATGCTCGTCCTCCTATTCCGGCTCAACGTTCTAAGCGGCATGCACGTAATATTTTACCGAGGTCTAGTGCTCATCGTCGCGTCTGGCATCCTCACCTTGCTCGTCGCGGTGTGGGCCACAAGAAAACTGAAGCTAACGGCCGGTGCAGCGTTCTCAGCCGCCGTCCTCTCGATGAGCCTCAACTTAACTTTCCTGATCGTTCTTCCTGTCACAGTGGACCGCTCGGTCAGCACATTCCTGTTGGCCTACATGGCTGAACATCCCGACAAAGCCTACACGCCAGCCGAGCTCACGGCCGTTTTCGACCGGATTTACATGGGGGACTTTCAACAGGTCCAGCGTCGGATGGACGAGCAAACGCTTTCTGGAAACATTGCGCTGCGCGGCGACGGCTATGTGATCAGTCCTCAAGGCCGTGCCTTCATCCAATCGGCGAAGACGGTTTCTTGGCTATTCCAAACGGACCCACGTTTACTCGCCCCTGACGCTGCGACTAGGACAGCCTCACATCGGCAACCGTGATCAGCACTACTGGAAGCAGTTATCGATATTCCCAAACAATCATGAGTCCGCCAGAACCGTTGCCGCCAACAGCTGTACTCGACGTCGCACCATTCGCTACGGCTCCAGAGCCGCCACCGCCATAGCCAGTGGCATTGTTTCCCGAACTGATTCCGGGATTGGCAGCAAGATACGGCGCAATAGAGCCAGCAGAATAGACGCTGAACCCACCAAACCCGCCGTAAGAAAAGAACGGACCCGGATAAGCAACCCCATATCCGGACCCGCCGCCATCTCGGTAAACATCTCCGCCGCCATTTCCGGAGCCTCCAAGGGCTGCATTCGCGACCTGAGTTACGCCGCCGGATGTGTGCCCGCCTCCAGCGCCGCCCGAGACAGCATAAGTCAGGGGTGAACCGCCAGAAGTAGTGAATGTGGTGTTGCCGCCCGTATTCCCATTATTGTTTCCGGCGGCACCTCCGGCACCCCCGGCACCAATGGTATAGGTTCCCCCACCAAAGTTGGTGGTCAGGTAGACGCGTAGCCAACCGCCACCGCCGCCACCGGCACCCACTGCGGCATTTGATCCGCTATTAGGTCCGGCAACCCCCGAGCCACCACCGCCCCCCGCCTGCAGCTCAATCACCACCGAGTTCGTCCCTGCCGTCGGCGTGTAGGTCGCCGCTGACCCGCTGTTGAAATAGCGGACCGCGATCAGCCTGCCGCTCTGCGGCGCGGCCGAGATCACCCCGCCGCTCGCCGTGATGGTGGCTCCGTCGGCCTGGACGGCCCCCGCCTGGGACGTCGACCCCAACGGCAGGTCCGCGCTCGCCAGGGCCCGGAACGCCGGCGCCGCGGCCGCGCCCGAAGCCGGCCCCGCCAGCACCGTGTTGGCGCCCTGGCTGGCCAAGGCGAGCGCGAGGGTCCCAGACGTGGTCACCGGCGAGGCGGAGACGGTGAAGATCGCCGGGGCCGAGAGCCCGACGCTGGTCGCCGTGCCCGGCGCATAGCCCAGGGCCGTGGTCACATCCGCCGACGTCAGGCCGATCGCCCCGGTGCGGCCGTTGAAGGCGGTGACCGGAAAGGCGATCGCGACGTTCGACGCCCCGGTGATGCGCCCCTTGGCGTCGGCGATGAATTGTCCGGCGTGCGTCCCGTCGCCGAACGTTCCTGTGTCGGCGTTGACCGCGGCCAGCGTCAGGGCGCCGGTCGCGACGTCGAGCGTCGCGTCGCCGCCCAGGGTGAAGCCGCCGAAACCGCCGGCGTTGTTGTACTGGACCTGGCCGTCCGATCCGCCGGGCGTCCCGCTCACCGAACCGGCGGCGATGTTGGCCCGCGCATTGGCCTGCTCTGAGGGCGACAGGCCCTGAAGAGCGGTGTCGGACCGCACCAGGCCGCCGAGGACCGCCCCGGTGAAATGCTGCTCGGCGCCGTGCTCGTCGTAGAACACCAGCCGCTCGCCGGGCGCCAGCACCAGGTCCTCGCGCCGCTTGCGGTTCTGCTGGTCGGCGCGCTCGACCGCGCCGCGCATCTGGGCCTGGTCGCCCTTGTCGTAGGCCGCCGGCGCCAGCGGAAGCTTCAGGCTCACAGCGGGTCCCCCTGGATCAGCTCGAGCCGCATGGCGCCGACCCGCCAGCCGGTCACGGCGTCGGCGGCGGTGGTGAAGCGCACGCGGATCTCCCGCGCCTGGAACAGCACTTCGGTCGGGCTGGTCAGGGCGAGCGCGCCCGACGACACCTCCGGCCCGTCCGGCCACAGGCGGCCGTAGAGCGTGGCGGTCAGGCTGCCGTCCTGCAGGGCGTCGGGAACGATCCGCTGCAGCTCGGCCATGAACTCGCCCTGGCCGATCTCGATGGACCCGCTCTCCACATAGGGCAGCGCGCCGTCATAGTTCAGGCCGGCCTCGTGCTCGTGGAGGCGCCCGGCCGGATCGACCATCAGGGCGTTGGGCGTCACCCCCTTGCCGGTGCCGCACGTGCGCGCGAGCTGGCCGATGGTCCAGACGTTGCGTCCCTGCCGCTGGCTCTCGCGATAGGCCCAGGCCACGTAGCGGTCGTTCTCGAGCGACGAGCCCGAGGGATAGAGCCACCACACCTCGCCCAGGGTCGCCAGATGCACCGCCGAGACCTTGGAGGCCTGGTTGGCGTTCATGTCCGCGATGTAGTCCAGCACGTCGCAGTCGAGCGGCTGTACGCCCTGGCCGTCGAAGGCCCAGAAGCTCGGCCCCTGCCCCATCCATACGGCCGCGCTGTCGTGGGTCGAGACCGCGCCCTTGGCGATCGGGCCGCAGCCCGCCCCCACCCGCTCGAAGCCGTAGACCAGCGGCGCCCCGATATAGGATGCGCGCCATACGTCCACGTCGGTGAAGATCAGCGCCCCGGCCGGCAGGGCCTTGCCGCACTGGAGCGTGCCCGCGGTCGGCAGGTCGTAGTCGCCGGCCTGGTTGGTCGCATCCGGCGTCCAGGTCGTGTCGTCCTGCTGGTCGCACCAGGCTACCTTCCGCCCGTCGCCGCCGGCGCCCAGCGCGAACAGGAAGCCCTCCTGCGTCACCACCAGCCCCGCGCAATGCGCCGGCGCGCCCGACACGGCTGCGGCCGCCGTCGCGGGATCCAGGCTCCATTGCCAGATCCTGCCGTCGCTGTCCGAGCAGCCGACCAGGTCCTCGCCCCACGCCTCCAGCGACCACACCGTGGCCGGCAGGTAGGTGGTCGCGTTGGGCGGCGGAACGCCGTAGTAGCCGACCCCGTAGGTCCCGCCGCCGTAGCCCAGGTTCAGGCCCGCATCGTCGCGGCCCGTCGTGAAGCCCGCGGGGGTGACGTCGTGATTGGCCCCGCTCTCGTCCTGCACGTAGAGGTGCGAACTGGTGCCCACCGCGATCCAGCGGTTGTTGGAGTTGTCGCGCCAGCTGAGCGCGCACCGCGCCGCGCCGGCGAACGGATCGGCCCCCGACGAGCGCAGCTGCCAGCCGCCGATCGGCTTCACCTCGTCCTGCTGGAAGCGCACGAGGTTGGCGTCATACCAGCGGCCCCTGGCCTGCTGGACCGTGCCGTTGCGATAGACCCCGGCCGGCAGGGCGAGCGTGAGATAGGGCATCTCAGGTCTTGATGATGAAGTTCACCGCCCGGAACGGCGGCAGGGTCGCCACCGAGCCGCTCGCTGTGGCCGTGTGGCTGTGCGGATTGCCGAGACCCGTATTGCCGATCGTCACGCTGGCGGCGCCCGAGGCCACGGTGTGACTGTGGGTCGGGTCGTTGAAGGTGAGGTTGGCGGTGTCGGTCGAGGTGACCGAGCCGATCACGTCGCCGTAGGTCCCCGCCACCGGATAGAGGCTCGAGCCTGCCGGGAACGAGGCCCCGACTGCGTTCTGCCCGTCGATGCTGGAATGGTGGTGGCCGCCGTCGGTGATGCTGGCGCCGGTCGAATTCGACGACAGCCCGTGGCTGTGCCCGCTGTCCGTCGCGCTGTGGCTGTGCGCCGGCAGCTGGTCGGTGGTCAGGGACGTCCCGTCCACCGACACGGTGAGGCTCGGCGTCACGCTCGCCGCCCCGCCGGCGGCGCCGAGGCTGTCCGCTCCCGTCCCGACCAGGAACCGGTCGGCCAGGTTGGGCAGGTTGAAGGTGCTCGACCCGTCGCCGCTGCCCCAGGTCACGCCGATCGCCGCAAACAGGGCGGCGTAGGCGGTGCGGCTAACCGCCGAACCGTCGCAGAACAGGAACCCGGCGGGCGCGCCCGATCCCACGCTCCCGGCGAAGGAGAACACCGTCCCGGACGGCACGATGTCGCGCAGGAAGCTGTCGATGATGTCGAGGTCGGCGTTGAGCAGCGTGCCCCAGGTGTTGCTGTCCGCGCCCACCGTGGGCTTGGTCAGGCCGGCGTAGTCGGTTGTGGCGTCGGCCATCAGGCGTCCCCGATCAGGATATTGAAGGTGCGGGCGGCAGGCTGCAGTCCGGCATCTGCGCGCAAGGTCCGGTCGTAGGAGGTGCGCAGGGCCTCCTGGATGTCGCCCAGCACGCGCTCGAACCGCGCCTGGTAGGCCGCCGCCCGCTCGTCGTTCTTGGCGTAGGCCGCGCCGGCGGCCAGGGCCCCGAACAGATAGGCGTCAGGGTGGCCGGCGAGGATCCAGTTGGTCGGGTTGGCGTCGGACAGCGGGACGATGCCCGCCTGCAGCTCGATCACCGCGCTATAGGCCCGGTCGGGAACCGGCCAGACCTCGATCTGGGCCCCGACCACGGTGAACTCGCGGGGCGAGGCCGCCAGCGCATGAGGCGCCGCCTTGCGCTGCGCCATCTGCTCCGGCGTCACCTCGCGCAGTAGGCGGCCCATGCCACCGGTCAGCCGGAAGCTGCGCACCATGCGCAGGCTCGCCGGCGCGGCGATGAACTCGGCGTCAATGGTCACGGCCGCCTCGCCGAGCTGCAGCGCGGTCCGCAAGGTGCGGTCCATCTCCCGCTCGGCGAGCATGATGAAGTCCGGGACCATGGCCGCCAGGTCCGCCCGCCGCAGCCAGTTCGGCACGGCCGCCTTCAGGTCGCTGAAGCTCGCGATGGTCATGGGTGGGTCCTCGGGAAGGGATAGCCCTCTCCCTCGAGGGGAGAGGGTTGGGTGAGGGTGAGTGCGCGACGTCGGAGGAAGAGCGCGGGAGGCGGCTCGCACGCCTTTCCTCCACCATCGGCGAGAACACCCTCATCCCTGCCCTTCTCCCCTCGAGAAAGAAGGAAGGCGCCTTACGACGTCACGCGGCAGGCCAGTTGCGGGCGGATCGTCTGATAGCCGTAGAGCACGTCGATCCGGCACGGGAAGGCGTCGTTGTTGATGTCGTACGCCCGCACGATGCGCATGGAGACCCCGTCGTAGACCTCGCGGGCGGCGAAATCGACGCCCTTGGGCATCACTAGGTCGGCCGTGGCGAAGGCGAAGGCGTCGCGGTGGAAGGCCAGCTCCTGCTCATAGGCGCCGTTGGCCGCGCCGACGATAGTGACCGCCGCCGAGTCCGCCGGCGAGCTCGCCACGTTCTGGGTCGCCCCCGAGGTGACGATGGCCGGACTGATCCCGATCGAGCCGGTGGTCCCGCTCATCGTCGCGTCCGCCGTGACCACGAAGCTCTGCAGCCGGCCGGTCGCCGCCTTGGTCTCCGGGTGCACCTCGAACACGCCCGCTATCTGGAACACCGTGCCGTGGGCGAAGGCGTTACCGCTCGACACGCCCTTGATGTTCAGGGTCGCGCCCGTCTGGCCCGCGCCGTTCACCTGCACCCCGGCCACGGTGTTGCCGTTGGTGTGGGTCGGCACCAGCGGGTTTTCGTACCAGTCGAAGCCGGCGGTGCGGCCCATCGAACCCTCGCGGTACTGCTCGCGGATGGCCGAGGAGTCCTGGAACAGCCCCTTCAGGGCGTCGACGATGGTCGCGGTCGCGAGGGGCGACAGGTGCGCCGTGCGGTTCGTGTCCATCGGCGCCAGGCTGTTGTTCAGCCGGGCGCGCGCCTGCAGGTAGGTCAGCAGGGTGTTCGGCGTCGTCCCGGGCGTGCCCACCTGCTGGTAGACGTCCTTGTACATGCTCACAGCGTCGGCCTCGAGCGAGGCCGCCAGCACGGCCATGGCCGGCTCCAGGATGCGGCTCGAGAAGTCGTCCAGGCTCATGGTCAGGTCGACCGACGAGAAGTTCATGTCGACGCCCTTCTGGGTGCCGACCTGCAGCGAGACGCTCTGCTCGTTGACCGACTGCGCCGCCAGCGTCGCGCCCGAGCGGACGGTGAACTGGTTGGGCAGGCGGATCTTGAGGGTGTCGCCGATCTTGGCGCCCGACTTGGCGAAGCTGTCGTCGTACTGGCGGTTGATGGCGCCGATGAAGGTCAGCTTGTTGTGCAGCACACGCAGGGCTTCCCGCGTGATCTGTTGCGGTGTGAGGAGCGAGTTGGTCATCGATTATGGGCCTTTGAACGGAGTTGACCGCGCCGGTGCTTCATCCAGTCGTCGGTCGACATGCGGTTGGGATCGGTAGGGGCCCCGCCGGACCCGCCCACCTCGATCGCGGGGCGGACCGCCTGGGCCTTCGCCAGCCTTTGAGCCGCTGACGCTTGCTGCTGGGCCTCGTGGCCGAGGCAGGCGTGGTGCAGGATCTTCACCAGCCGGGGGTCGCTGAGCTCGTCGAGTTCCTCAGGCGTGATCCCCTGGCCGGCGGCGTACTGCGCCAGCTTGCCGGCCAGTTCGGGCGACCAGCCGTCGATCTCGCGCTGGAGCACCGCGTGGCCCTGCTCGACCCGCCTGGCGTGTTCACGCTGCCGGTCGAAGGCCGCCGCGGCGTCCTGGCGCTCAAGCCGGCCCGCGGCGATCTCGTGGGCCTGCCTCAGTTGGAAGAGTTGGTGCATCAGCGCCTGGGCCTGGGCCGGGTCCCGCTGTTGCAAGGCCGGCCAGTTCAGCTGCGACAACTGGTCGATGTGGTCGCCAAGCAGGGCCACCTTCCCGTGCTCGCGCACATTTCCGGCGACCTGGGCCGCCGCCTGCGCCAGCGCTTCCCGCGCCCCCTCCAACGCCTGGCGATGCTGCGCCAGGGCCTGGGTCTTGCGCGTGTAGTCGGCCTGCCGCATCAGCGCGCCCTTCAGGGCGTGGGGCACAGCATAGGTCTTGCCCTCGAACTCGACCTCGACAGGCTCGTCGGGATCGGGCTCCACGGCCTCCGGCTGGATGTCGTCGGAATGCACGTCGTTATCGGCGACCGCGTCCGCGGCTCCGTCGGGTCTGCTCATGGTGTCCTCGGTTTTAGGGAGTTCGATTGGAGGCTAGTGTCGCCCCGCGCCCGGCATTGGCCGCGCGAGTGAGGTAGTCGAAATGTCCACCCCGCCCCGTTCCTGCGGATCCTGCGGCCTCTGCTGCAAGGTCATGAGGATCGACGAGCTCGACAAGCCGATGGGCGCCTGGTGCCAGCACTTCAAGGCCGGCGTGGGCTGCAGCGTCTACGGCTTCCACCCTCCGTCCTGCCAGAACTTCAAGTGCATGTGGCTGATCAGCCCAACCATGCCGGACGCAGTGCGGCCGGACCGCTGCAAGGTTGTGCTCGTCATCGACGAAGGCGGCGCCCGCATCATCGCCCGCGCCGATCCCGCCGATCCTGCCGCCTGGCGGCGCGAGCCGATGCACGGGCAGCTTCGGCGCTGGGCGGCCGATTCCTGGTTCAAGGGCCGCACCATCTGGGCGGCCGTCCAAAAACACACTTGGCTGATCACGCCCGATCGCGACATCGACGTCGGCGAGACCCACGAACGCTCGCCCACCGTCTATACGCAGGCGCCGGACGGGACCATCACCGTGATCATCCTTCCGCCGCTGCCGGAAGGCGAGGAATACGACCCCGCCGCCGTCCAGGCCGCCGTCGACGCCGGCGAGGGACGGCGCGTCGTGAGCCCAAGACCAGGACGATGAGAAGGGCGCCGACAAATCCGTCTGGCCGAGATCGGCGCGTACTACAATATCGGCAACCGGAGCGCTCTGCGGCCTAGCTTTCTCAGGGTTTCACCCGATGGATTGGCGACGCGGAATCCTTCAATTCGCCGCCAGCTTTGTTGGGGGGGACGGCCGTGAACGAACCACATCTGGACGCGCTCATCCAGCGCGCGAAGGCCTGTCGTCATCGCGCCGAATGCATCGAACGCGACGGAGCGTTTTTGACTGGGGATGAACGCGATTTGATCTCCGAAATAGCGCGCCGATGGCGGGGGATCGCTGAGCAGCTTTCCGCCTTGGCCGCTGACCAGGAACTTGAGAAGGCTTCCTAAGCCGCCGCCCCCTTGTTCATCGTCCCCATCCGCTCCGTCTCGGCGCGATACTGGTCGATGTCGAGCTTGCGGCTCTGGATCGTCTTGTCGGCCTGCAGCGCCGCCAGCTGCTGCTGCAGCGCCTGCACCTGCTGCCCCGGCCCCGCCGCCTGCGCCCCGGCCTGGAGCTGAGGCGGCAATAGAGCCTTCAGCCGCTCGGCGATCTCGTCGGCGCCCGGCCAGTCCAGGTTCTTGGCCAGGAGGTCGCCCAGCACCGGCGCCGCCTCCGGGAAGGCCCGGATCAGCTCGATCATCTGGTTGGCGGCCTCCTCGCGCCGCGTGGTGAAGCTCGGACCGGCCTCCACCGTCAGATCGTATTTGCCGGCCGAAAGGTCGTAGACGCGCAGGCTCGGATCGCCCTGCCCTTCGGCCGGCGCCGGCTGGTTCACCGCCACGGTGGACGGCTCTCCGCCCGGCCCCAGCACCCGCAGGATGCGCGGCTCGGAATAGACCTTTGGGATCAGGTCGATCAGGATCCGCCCCGCGTGGCGGATGGCGCGCGACAGGTTGTCGACAAAGTGGAAGGTCGAAACGTCGCCCTCCCGCATCCGCGCCAGGATGGCCCGTCCCGAGGTTTCGTTCGAGGCTGCCCCCAGCGAGGCGTCGAACAGGCCCAGGATCGATTTGATGTCGTCCGAGGCGTTCATCGCCTCCTGCAGCGCCCCGGCGGGAACCCCGCCGAACTCCTGGCGCATTGGCGGCGTCGGCCCGTCGAACTCGATGTAGGCGTGGTTCTCCACATTGGCGGTCGCCCACTTGTCCGCGTCGGTCTTGAACGCGCCCCGGGGCCCGATGAACGGCGCCCGCGGCGCCAGCGCCACCAGCTCGGTGGAGGTGGTGCGCCAGTAGTTGAACATCCGCTGTGGGTCCTTGGCGTCGCGCACCAGCGAGCGCAGATGCCGCCGCCCCTCCAGGTTCACCTCGTCGCCATAAACCGGCACGATTGGAATGTACTTGCCGGCCCAGTCGACCGTTTCCAACACCTCGGCTCCGGTCAGGAGGTGCTGCTTCACCTCGAAGCTGATCGCCTCCCGCGGCCGTCCGATCACGCTCACGCCATGGGCGTCGAACATGGCCTTGTTGGCCCGATACACCTCCTCGCCCACGGCCTCGCCGTTCGACAGGGCCAGGATCAGCCGCTTCACCGGCCGCCGGGTCCAGTACTCGGCCGCCATGATGCGCTGGTCGTCGAGCCAGGGCGAAGCCAGGCCCGAATAGCCCAGCGCATCCCAGTCCACCTTGTCGGCGCCCTTGTACCTGGCCTTGAACCGCTCGCGGTTCATGGAGTCGACCACGAAGGCGAGGTTCCAGTCCGAGCTGTCGGCCGCCGTCGACCAGGGGTCGGCGAAGATCGAGAATGGGTTAGCCACCCGCTGGATGACGATGTCCTGGTCGAAGCCGTCGTCCGAGGCGTAGCGCGTGTTGACGCGGAAATATCCCAGGCCCGAAGTCACCGCGCAGTCGAGAGCGGTGTCGTAGGCGGTGTCGGCGTCAGAGATGTATTCGATGTTGCGGATCAGGCCGTTCATGATCTCCGCCACAGCCGGGTCAGCGGCGTCGTCGGCAGGATGCACCTTGATCGCCGGCCGGTTCTGCCGCGCGTCGTTCACGACCTGACGGATGAACGCCGGCAGGCGGTTGATGGTCAGGCACGGCCGCGCGTCCAGCTCGCGCCGCTTCCTCACCTCCGCCGGCCACTGCTCGCCCAGGCGCGCGAAGCGGATATCGTCGAGCGCCTGCGCCCGGTTCTCCGCCTCGTGCGCCACGCACAGCTCGAAGGCCTCCTTCGCCTCTTTCAGAAGGTCGTCCACGAAGCCTCCGCGGGCTGATGATAAGCATTGCGTATTGGTTCGCCCCGGCGCGCCTTCCCTGAACAGGAATGCCGCTCACGGCCTGCGAAAGGGCCGGGACGATGGGGATGTCGCTCTCAGGAGACCCGAGGGCGCCGCCGCTGCGGCCCACCTCTCAGGAATGACAAGATCCTAGCCGGACCTGCCCGAGTCGTCAACAAATTGTTTCTGTTTTGTTCTTATCCTAGCCAGCCCTGGCTCTGCCCCCGGACGGCGGCGCGGGTCCTGCGTTCGGCCTCGGGCTCCTCGTAGGCGGTCATGAGGTAGCGCAGGGCGTCGGCCGAATGACTGGTCCAGTCGTGCAGGGGCCCGAGCGCGATACGCCGCTTGGGATCGCTCTTCTCGCGGTAATCGTGCAGGGCCCGCAGGCCCGCCTCGCAGCGCCGTTCGTCGATCCAGGTCCGCGGCAGCCGCCGCCGCACCGCCTCGATCCCGTCGGCCACCCCGATGCGCGGGGCGATCCGCACGGAAAAACCCAGCCCCTGCAACATCTCCACCCGGCTCAGCCCCGAGCCCAGCTCCCGCGCCATGGCGTCGTGCGGCAGGATCAGCGGCGCGTAGAGATAGGGCCGCTCGCGCAGGGCCCGGGCGTACCAGTCCAACGCCACGCCGGAATTCTCGATGTAGTCGATCAGCCGGATCTCCCGGCCCACGAACTGCGCCAGCCAGATCGCCGTAGAATCCGCGATGCCGAGGTCGAAGGCCGCGTGCACCTCGGCCGCCGGATCGTGCGCCACGCGGCCGATCCGCCCCTCCCCTTCTGCCGCCGTCAGGGCCGCGGCGTAGTAGGCGCCGGCGACGGCCGCCTCGAAGCTTGTCTCCATCTCCCGCGCATATTCGTCGGCCGTGAGCTCGGCCCTCAGCGCCTCGAGCTCCTCCGCCTCGATCAGCCCGGTCTCCGACGCCTTCAGCCTCAGGTCGAACCACTCCGGCGAAGCCGCCGCCCGCTCGTAGAGCTCGAAGAAGGCGTTGCGCCCCTTCGGCGTGCCGATGAAGGCGGCCCAGCCCTGCCGGTCGGCGAGCGCCGGCCGGATCACCTCCGACCAGGCGCGCGGGTCCATGTCGGCGAACTCGTCCAGCACCACCCCGTCCAGGTAGATCCCGCGCAGGCGGTCGTAGTGGTCGGCGCCGTAAAGGCGGATGCGCCCGCCGTTCGGCAGGTCGACCTTCAGCTCCGACACGCTGGCCTTCGCGCCAGGGATCACGGCCGTGTACTGGCGCAGGTAGCTCCAGGCGACGTCCTTGGCCTGACTCGTAAAGGGGGCCACATAGGCGAAGCGCGGTTCGGACAGTTCGCAGGCCGTGGCGGCGTAGATCAGGTCGTTGATCGCCGCGACCGTCTTGCCCGCCCGCCGGTGCGCCACCACGCAGGCCCAGCGCTGTTCGCGGTCGTGGAAATTGATGAACTGCGACCGCGCCAAGTAGGGGATCAGTCCTCGCTGTTCAGCCATCGCACATCCAGCGGCTCCTCCTCCTCTTCAACAGCTTCCTCCGCTGCCTTCGATCCGGGCAGAGGCTTGCCGAGCGCGCGGTCGAGGATGGCGTTGGCCGCCGACACTCGGACGTGTTCGCTGGCCGCGCCCGCCATCAGTTCCGCCAGCGCCTTCAGCGCCTCCTCGGCGTGGTTACGGGCGGTCTGACGGAGGGCGACCGCGATGATGAGCGGCGCGGCGGACGGAGAGGCGATTTTCACGGCGGCATTCGATCCCTGGCTTCGGTCTTTCTTGCGCGGCATCCACGGGCGCGCGCGTTTGCCCAGCCGGCAGTCGCGCCAGTCGGTCATGGGACACCCTCGATTGAAAAGCGCCGCCCGAGGCGGCGTCTCGGCTAGCCCTCGGCCAGCCGCCGCTTCACCACCAGGGCCAGGGGCACGGTGAAGAAGATGTGCGACATGAACCCGCCGATGATCACCGTCGGGTCCAGGTAGTCGGGATGGCTGGTCGACACAGCGGCGATGGCCGCGTGCATCACGATCCAGGCGAACGCGGCGTAGAACAGGGCGAGCAAGCTCGCCTCCCAGCCCCTCTTGCGGAAGAACGGCCAGATCACCGCGAACAGCACGCCCCAGCCCATGGCGAAGGCGAAGTGGATGGCGGTGCCCAGCACGTGAGCGCCATATCCCAGCGAAGCCTGCAACGCCTTGCCGAACACGAGGCCCGTGGCGTTGGCCGGAATACCCGCCAGCGGCATCTGGTGCTGGATTCCCACCCAGACGATCGCCTCGTAGACCCAGATGCACACCCCGCCCGTCAGTCCGCCCACAATGCCTGCGCGGATCGTCTCGCCGTTCAGGGCGAAGTCAGCGGCAGGCTTGGTGGCGGTCACGGACATGGCGTTCCTACGGGTACGAACTCGGAGCCAACCTGCCGCACGACCGCCGCCGGCGTCCACGGGATTCGTTCGGCGCCCGCCCCTTCATCGCCTCAGCCCCCGCTCCAGGGCGATCGCCCGCAGCGCCTCCGTCAGCGCCCGGGTATTGGCCAGGCGCGCCGAGCCGCCCGAGCCCAGGCTGTTGATCGTCCGGCCCTGGCCGGCCACCAGCCGCAGCACCCACAATTGCCGACCGGTCCCGGCCAGGTCCTCCCAGCGGGCCAGCTGCTCGGCCCGCACGGCCCGAAGTTCCGCAAAACCGCCCGCCCCGGCCTCGGAGAAGCCGCGCACGCCTGTGGAGAAGTCCCGGTTGAGGTTCGAGCGCGGACCGGCCGACAGGGCCTCGAAAGCGCGGCGATACATCAGTCCCGCTTCGTATTCCGGCCGCTCCAGCCCTCCCCGCTCGTAGAGGGTCTGCAGGCCGTCGCGCGAGGTCAGGCGCATACGCCCGGCCTCCCGTTCGACGTCCCCGCCCCGCGCCAGCTCCAGCCGCGCGGTTTCCTCGAGCCTCTGGGCCAGGGCCAGGGCCTCGGCTCTCGACACTCCCGCCTCGGCGATGACCCTGAGGCGCAGCGCCGGCTTGGTCTTCCGGCGCCCGGCCCTCATGCGGCCCTCCGGGCTATGGCGGCGATGATCTCCACGTCGTGGGCGGTGAGCGCGGTCCCCTCCAGGGTCATCAGCGCCCGGTGCGCCGCGCAGTAATCGCCGCGTCCATGCACCGGGGCGCAGCACGAGAACTGCCGCCCCGGCTCCGTGGGTTCGCCGACGGGGAAGGCGCATTCCCGCTCTCCCCGTTCGGTCCACGGCTTGGGCGTAGAGATCACCGTGACTTCGCGCAGCTTTGGCAGGGGAACCACCCGCGAGAAAAGCGGCGCGGACCGGCGGCGCACCTGCGCCCGTCTCGGCTTTTCCGCAGGCCGTCCAGCCTTCGGCGCGGCTTCCCGCCGCCAGCCCAGGCGCTGCACCTTGCCCAGCACGGCGTTGCGGCTGACGCCCGGGCCCAAGGCGCTTGCTGAAAGCTCCCTGGCGGTTTCGGCCGCGCTCAGGTTGTCCCTGACAAACAGGCGATGAAGGTCGTCGAGGGCCGCTGG